TGTAAGTGGAGCTTTTGCTGCTGGATATAAAAAGGGTGGTGAAGCTGGAGAGCTAGAAATTCAACGTGTTGCAAATGAAGCTGAAGATCTTCGAGTGGCTCTTCAGAAAGAACAACAAATGATTCGTGAAGTTGTCAAGGTTGAATATGTTGACAGAGTCACTAAAATCAAAGAGAAAGAAACAAAGATTGTACAAGCTGCAGCTGAAACAGTTCCTGGTCAGTATGACCTATCGAATGGTTGGATACATGCACATAATGCTGCAGCATCTCCATCTATTGATCTTGATTTAAATCTTGCCTCAGACGGCTCAAGCTCATTTGTTAAAGACAATGTTGGGCTACAAACAATCGTAGAGAATTATTCAATCTGCTTGCAGAATGCACAGCAGCTAACTTCACTTCAGAAGTATCTAATTGAAGTCAATAAAAAGATTGACGAAGAAAACAAGAAGCGTGGAATTGATATCAAGCTACCAGACCTACCTTGGAAGAAGGAGGCCCAGCAATGAAATACATACTAGTAGTTTTTATGGCGTTAATGTTAACTGGTTGTGGTAAACAGTTAACGAGACTGTTACCTAAACTTGAGAAGATTGAATTGCCTGAAGAATTAATGAAGCCACCTCAAGAATTAAAAATTATAGTTAAACCAGAACAACCACCAATGCCAGAAAACGTAGGCGATGCTGGTATTAGTGGTACACCTGCAGGAGAATCAATCTATGTCACACCTAAATGAAATAGGCCGTAATTATTTCCAGCATTTGTTCTATGCATGGAAATATGCATTTGTTTTATTTGTCCATGGTCTACTACCAGATGTATGGAAAACAAAAGCTAGCGATGAGCTTTGCAAAGAAAGAGTAGGTGATGATGCAACCAGAGCTTATATGTTAAAACATATGTACGGCATTGTTGAAAAGAAATACAAAGACGCAAGCATCTACGATAGACTATCCAATAGAGAGCTTGCCATTACGATGGAAAATGGTAAGATTAATAAATAATCCTACTTACCTGTAGGAGAAACATTCATGGTTGACTTCGAGTCCAGACTTTCAAAAATTGAAATGGATGTAGCAGCCATGAAAGAGAAGGTTAGCTTCTTTTCTGTAATCTATGAAAAATTTGACAGAACTCTTGATAAGTTGGATGAGCGTCAATTAGAAGATAGAAAAGAAATCAACGAGACGATGGCAAAGTTGCAAGATAATATCATGGAAGAAATTAAAGCACTTAGAGATGATATGGCCAAACAGCATGTTATCGAAAGACAAAAGATTGATGACTTGAACAAATGGCGTTGGATTGTGGTTGGAGCTGCTGCACTAGTTGCTTGGATCGTTTCAACTTTTTCAAAAAGTTTGTTAGGCAAATAATCAATGTTTATTCAAGGTCGTATTAATAGGACCCCTATAACACGTTTGAGGAAAAAGTACGTGGTTGAACCTGTAGATAGCATCCGCAATGATGTGCCGCTTGTAAGACAGGATATGGCTCTGACTTCAGTAAGCTTAATTTCAAATAACACAAGAATACAACCTACACCCGATAGTAGTTTACTATCAACCAGTCCACAAGAAATACAACGACAGCTTGAGGCCTGGGAAAAAGCAAGAGAACGGATTCACATAGTAGTATGAAGTTCAAGCAATTCCTAGAAAACTTCATGGATGGCCGTAACCCTCAAGATAAAGGTGATATGGCCCGTCATGGTCTGAAGGGCAAATCAATTGCTCAACTAAAGAAAGTTAGATCTTCAAAAACCGCATCCCCAAGACAGAAGCAGCTTGCACATTGGTTCATCAATATGCATAGCAAAAAGAAATAGTTGACCTTTTAACCCTCTCTCTGTATAATCAGCGTGTCACCATTCTGATTAGGGTTATAAGATGCTTTGGATTGATATTAAGTACGCTAACCTTGCGTCTAGCAAGTTCCCCCGGTATAAAGTAAAAAAGCAAAAGCCGTTCCAGGCTAACTTCCGCTGTGTGTACTGCGGCGACTCTAAGAACAATAAATACAAGACCAGAGGTTACCTCTTAGAAAACAATAAGGGGTTTGTGGTGTATCATTGCCACAACTGTGGTATGTCAACGAGCTTCGACAGTGCTCTTAAATTTGTCGACCCAGTACTACATAAGGAATATGTTCTCGAGAAATATAAGGAGAGAGCTACGCAAGTCGTTACCTCTAGTGTTTCTGATAACGTATTCCAGCCTGATATGTCTAAGTTTGCTAAGAGGAGATTTGAGAAGTTTGAACCATTGAAAGAGCTAAAGAAGGTCTCCCAGCTACAACCAGACCATATTGCCAAGAAGTATGTGGTCAGTAGACAGATCCCTTCTAATAAGCACTACCTACTCTACTACTGTCCTAAGTTCAAAGAGTTTACCAATAACCTAATTCCTGGTAAGTTTGAGAACACTGATGTTGATGGCGGTAGATTATTGATTCCATTAATTGACCGAGAAGGTATAATGTTTGGATATCAGGGTAGAGCTCTTAACAACGATAAGATTAGGTACATTACGATTGTCTTGGATGAGAGTAAGCCAAGGTTGTTTGGTCTAGATACAATTGATACTAAACAAGATATCATTGTTGTAGAAGGTCCAATCGATTCTCTTTTCTTACCAAACGCTATCGCTATGGCGGGTGGTGACAATGGTGATGTTGAGAGGCTTGGTTTAGATGACAAACTAATCTTTTGTTTTGATAACGAACCTAGAAATGTAGACACTGTCAAGCGTATGAAAAAGATGATAGATAAAGGATACAGAGTAACTTTTTGGCCAAGTAACATTCAACAAAAAGATGTTAATGATATGGTGATAAATGGGTTGAGCCAAGAAGAGATTTCAGGTATAATCTATCGAAATGCCAAGAAAGGCATGCAAGCATTATTAGAACTACAAAAATGGAAGAAAGTACAATGAGTGAAAAAGATGATCCAAAAATTTGGACTACTAGTGTAGTCGAAGAAAATGGTGAAATGGTTATTTTGTTTCCTCCCGACTTCATGAACCATGTTGGTTGGAAAGAGGGTGATACGTTAGCATGGGTTATTTCAGATGATGGCAAACAATGCTATATTCGTAAACTAGAATCACCCGAGGATTGAAATGAAATACCTAGACATCAATATTGATCTATCGCGAGACGAGTTGTTTGATGATCACGGCATGAAGAGGCTACGTGAGTCGTATATGAAGGATGATGAGACATCTCCTCAGCATCGCTTTGCTTTTGTATCTAAGGCATTTGGCTCTAATGAGAAGCATGCACAGAGATTGTACGACTATGCTTCAAAGCATTGGTTGTCATACTCTACTCCTATTTTGTCGTACGGTAGAACGTCTAAGGGCTTGCCTATATCCTGCTTCCTTAACTACATGGATGACTCATCGCAGGGTCTTGTAGACACACTTTCTGAAACTAATTGGTTGTCGATGCTAGGTGGCGGCGTTGGTATTGGTCTTGGTATTAGATCAGCCGACGAGAAGTCTACTGGCATTATGCCTCACCTAAAGATTTATGATTCCTCCTGCCTTGCTTATCGTCAGGGTAGAACTCGTAGGGGTTCATATGCTGCATACCTTGACATTTCTCACCCAGATGTCATCTCATTCTTGGAAATGAGAAAGCCAACTGGCGATCAAAATATTCGTTGCTTGAACCTTCACCATGGTATTAACATTACAGATAAGTTTATGCAGATCATTGAGAAGTGCATGACTGATCCTACTGCTGATGATACATGGGAACTTATTGATCCATTCTCACATGAGGTGAAAGAGAAAGTATCAGCAAGAGAGCTTTGGCAAAAGATTCTTGAACTTAGAATGATGACAGGCGAGCCTTACCTTCACTTTATTGATACGTCGAACAAGTATCTACCACAGTGGCTAAAGGATAAGGGACTATCAGTTAAGCAATCAAACCTATGTTCTGAAATTATTCTACCAACTGACAAGAAGAGAACAGCTGTCTGCTGTCTATCCTCTGTTAACTTAGAATACTATGATGAGTGGAAGGATGATAAGAAGTTCCTCCACGATGTTGCTGAGATGTTGGATAATGTTCTCCAACACTTCATTGACAATGCTCCAAAGCCAGTTGCAAGAGCTGTATACTCAGCTACTCGCGAGCGATCAATTGGTGTAGGTGCTCTAGGCTTTCATGCCTACCTTCAGAAAAATATGCTCGCATTTGAGTCAGCAATGGCTAAGTCAGCCAACATGAGAATGTTTAAGCATATTAGGGAGAAGTTAGATGAAGCTAATAAGAAGTTGGGTGCAGAAAGAGGAGAGGCACCAGATGCTGCGGGTACTGGGCTACGTTTTAGCCATCTCATTGCTGTCGCTCCTAATGCTAGTAGTTCTATTATTATGGGTAATACCTCCCCCTCCATCGAACCATACAGAGCCAATGGATTCAGACAAGACACACTATCAGGTGCCTACTTTTACAGAAACAAGTATCTCAACAGCTTACTAAAGAGTAAAGGTATTCAAGATGAAAAGTTAGCTGAGCTTTGGTCTTCAATTATTGCTAATGATGGTTCTGTACAACATCTAGATATTCTAGAGGAGTATGAGAAAGATGTATTCAAAACTGCTATGGAAATTGATCAGCGATGGGTTATTGAGCATGCAGCTGACCGTCAACAATTTATTGATCAAGGCCAATCAGTTAACTTATTCTTTAGACCAAATGCTAATATTAAGTATCTTCATGCTGTACACTTTTTGGCATGGAAGCACGAACTAAAGACACTGTATTATTGCCGATCTGAAAAGATTGGTAAGGCTGATAAAGTTGCCAAGAAGATTGAGCGCGAGATTATTCAAGAGATTGATATCAAGGCTCTAACAGAAGGCAATGAATGTCTAGCATGTGAAGGCTAATGGCTAGCCTGAGAAGAAGACGCAAGTCTGGTGGAGTAACCTATACTTCAACTAACAAGGGCTGGACAACGTCAACTTCTCAGGGTGCAGGCAAAAAAGGTGGTAGTGGATATAGAGTAACAACCACTACAAAAAATGGTAAGACTGTAGTCAGACGGACGACAAGGTCTGGCGATGGTTGGTTTAAAGTAGAACAACAAACCTTAGGAAAGAAACAAAAATATTCCAGCAATAGTAGTGAAGATGCACAAGGTGGATGCCTAGTCACTATTTTGTTATTTGCTGGATTTTTTATTTACGCGGTGGTAAAATATGGTCTGTAATATTAGAGGAGATTTTATTGGTGTTTTTAACCAAGCCTGCTCTGAACAACAATGTAATAACTGGATTCGCTTTTTCAAGAATGCTCAAAAAGCAGGAATGGTTGTTAATAGACAGAATAGTGAAAATGTTTCACCGTTCTCCAAAGATGATCTATCCACGACAGCAAACGGCAACAATCTATCTGACTTCATTATTAATAGTCATCCTGAAATTGCAGAGGTGTATACACACTCGAGCGAGTTTGCAAATATATTAATGAATCAATGTCTGAAAGAATATTGCAGAAGGTTTCCCGGACTTGCTGGGTTTCCAGATGCTGAGAAGAAGCTTTCAATCCAGGATACAAAAATACAAAAGACTGTTCCTGGTCAGGGGTATCATGTCTGGCACCATGAACACGGAACAAGCGGCAGAGCACCAAGAAGATTACTAGCATTTTCTCTATATCTCAATAATGTGGAAGAGGGTGGGGAAACAGAATTTTTATATCAAAAGGTTAGATTTAAACCTGAGATGGGTCAGATGTTGATCTGGCCAGCTTACTTTACGCATGCACATAGAGGCAATCAGCCATTGAGTGGTGAGAAGTATATTATCACTGGTTGGATAGAAAAATAAGGAAATAAAAATGACAACAAAGCAAGAATTAATACTAACAGATGAGCGCTCATACTTCAAGCCATTCAATTATCCTTGGGCCTATGAAGCCTGGTTGAAACACGAGCAAAGCCATTGGTTACATACAGAAGTACCAATGCTAGAGGACTTAAAGGACTGGAAGAATAAGCTCAACGACAACGAGAAGAAGTTCTTAACACAGATCTTTAGATTCTTCACCCAAGGTGACATCGATGTTGCTGGTGGTTACAT